AGAAAGATGGAAAACTATTTTTGGAGAAACTGCCGAAATAAAAAAACAAATGAGCGAACTAAATGGAACTTTAAAGATGGCAACGTTTGGAACTTTTGGGTTTATGGCAACTCTTTTAATAGCTCTTCTGACAGGAGTAGTAGCAATATAATGCACATTTCAGAAGAAGGTCTTGCTTTAATAAAGCATTTTGAAGGCTGTCCTGTTAATGGAGCAGGTGACCCTGTAGCTTATTTATGCCCTGCCGGAGTTTGGACTATAGGATATGGTCATACTAAACGAGTTAAAGAACACGACAGATGGAGTATGGACCACGCTGAATACATTTTAAAAGAAGAAATTGAAAATGATTACGAAAAACACATTAAAGAATTAGTAAAAGTAAAATTAGAACAACATCAATTTGACGCACTTGTAGCTTGGGTATTTAACTTGGGTTATGGGAATCTTAAAGACTCCACACTTTTAAAATTTTTAAATGCAGGCGATTACCATAATGTACCTGCTCAAATTAAAAGATGGAACAAGGCTACCGTAGATGGGGAAAAAATTGTATTAGACGGACTGGTAAGAAGAAGAGAAGCAGAAGCTTTGTTGTTTGAAGGAAAGGAGTGGAGTAAAGTTTAAATGACATTAAATAAAAAAACTTCTTCTACAAAATGCAACAACTGTTACCTCGGTTTGTTTTGGAACGGCAAAACCTTTAAACGCTGGGGAGAAAAGTAAATGCCATTACAAAAAACAATATTTAGACCTGGAATCTATAGAGAAGGAACTGATTACGATAATGATGGCGGTTGGTTTGATTGTAATTTAGTTCGCTTTAGAAAAGGTAGACCTGAAAAATTTGGAGGTTGGATCAAAACTACTGATAACATTTTTTTAGGTACAGCAAGAGCTTTACATCCTTGGGTATCTTTGGGTGGAACAAAATTTTTAGGTTTAGGAACTACTTTTAAATACTATATAAACGAGGGATCTTCTTTTGCAGACATTACTCCATTGCGTGTAACCACTTCTGCAAATGAAATATCTTTTGCAGCAACTAACGGATCTTCTACTTTAACGGTCACAGACTCTGCTCATGGAGCTGTAGTAAATGATTTTGTAACTATATCAGGAGCTGCTACTTTAGGTGGTGTTGTAACCGCTGCTGTTTTAAATCAAGAATATCAAATTGCTGGGATTACTTCGAATAATGTTTACACAATAGTTGCTAAAGACACTACTGGTGCAACAGTAACCGCCAACTCTAGCGATAGTGGTAATGGTCAAGGAACAATTATAGGTAAATACCAAGTTAACGTAGGTTTAGATGTTTACGTAGCTGCTTCAGGTTGGGGAGCAAACCCTTGGGGGCAGGGAACTTTTGGATCTGCTACTGCTCTATCAAATACCAATCAACTAAGATTATGGACACACGATAACTTTGGTGAAAATTTAATTATTAATCAAAGAAATGCTGGTATATACAAATGGGTTGAGAATGACGGAACAAATACCAGGGCTGTTGAGTTGTCTGGTATTTCTGGGGCAAATCAAGTTCCTACTGTAGGTCTGCAAGTAATTACTTCAGAAAAAGACAGACATTTAATAGTTTTAGGTGCAGATCCTCTTTCTGGAACTACTAGAACAGGAGTAATTGACCCTATGTTAATTGCGTTTAGTGATCAAGAAAATGAATTAGAATTTGAACCAAAAACTACCAATACAGCAGGATCTCTTAGGTTATCTTCTGGATCTTCAATTGTTGGTGCGGTTAAATCAAGACAAGAAATATTAGTTTGGACCGATACTGCTTTATACAGTATGCAATTTACTGGACCGCCTTTTACATTTGCGGTTAATCTTATTAACGAAGGGACGGGCCTAGTTGGACCTAAAGCTGCTGTAACAGCTCCTCAAGGTATTTACTGGATGAGTTATAACAATTTTTATAAATATAATGGAAGTATTGAAACTATTCCTTGTACCGTTCAAAACTATGTTTTTAGTGATATTAATCTTGGGCAATCTTTTAAAATTAACGCTTTTACTATTGCAGATAAAAACGAGGTTGGATGGTTCTATTGTTCAGCAAGCTCTACAGAAGTAGATAGGTATGTAATCTATAATTATCTTGAAAATATTTGGTTTTATGGATCTCTAAGTAGAACGGCTTGGTTGGACGCTGGAATTGAAAATTATCCTAGAGCCGTTAGTGATGGGTATCTTTACCAACAAGAGTCAGGTTTTAATGATGATGGCTCCCCTATGACAAATGTTTTTATAGAAAGTTCTGATTTTGATCTTGGAGATGGCGATCAATTTACTTTTATAAAAAGGATTATTCCTGATTTTAAATTTTTGCAAAATGACAATTCTGGCAACGTTAATATTGTAGTTAAAACAAGAAACTTTCCTGGAGAATCGTTAAACACCAACTCAACCAACGCTATTTCTTCTTCTACCACACAAGCGTATGTAAGAGCCAGAGCAAGACAAATGGTTTTAAGATTTGAGTCTGATGATAATGCCAGTAATAATGGCAATTTAAATATTGGATGGCGATTAGGAGCTACAAGAATTGACACAAGGCCTGATGGCAAGAGATGAGCAAGATATTACAAACTCAACTTCCTATTGCCGTAGGAGATGTTAGTCCAGATATTTTTAACAGATTAATAAGAATTTTAGAAATTAATCTTGGTGCTGTTGACGTTAATCAAACTCAACAAATAAATGATTCTGATAAAAATACTCTTAATTTTTTAGCTGGAAGCATTATTTGGAATACTACACTAGAAGTATTGCAAGTTTATACAGGATTCAAATGGGTAGATATAGGTAAAAGAACAAATGATCTTGGCTTTGAATTAACTTCTTCTTTAGGCAGCGTAGACGTAGCGACTAATGGCGACATATCAATTAATGTTACTAGCTCTTATGAAAGTTATGGTGTAGAAAAATGGTACAGCTAGTAAAAGAATCAAAATATAAAACAAAAAATATATTATTAGAGCATCCTGCTGACTGGTATATAAATGAAAAAACATTTGAAGCAGCCAAACATTCTTTACCAAAAATAGTAAATTTTTACGATAGCAAAGGAAGCAGTAACCCTGTAAAAAATAAATTACACAAGGTTATAAAAGAACCGTTAAAAGATGTTTATACGGTTCCATTTTTTTCTGAAAAATTTTGTTCAATATTGGTAGATGAAATGCATAACTTAGAAAAGTTTTATGGGTTTACTCCTAATAAAGAAGAGGATTCACTTAGGCAAATACCTGAAATAACCTTTGAGGATAATTGCCCAGAAATATATCAATCTTTATTTCAAACAATATATACTATAGGTAATCCTATATTTTTAAGTATTTGGAACAGGTACGTTAATGGTGGGGCTATTCAAATAGCTAACTATAATTTAAAGGATAAAAAGCAAGGTGCCTGGCATCATGATGCTAGTTCAGATATCAGTATGGTTGTTCCTTTAAATACTGGTAATTATGAAGGAGGCGGAACCGAGTTTTTAAATCGTGGTACAGTTGAGCCATTACCTACAGGCCACGCTCTAATATTTCCTAGCTTTACTCACATGCATAGAGGCTTGTCAGTAAAATCAGGAAATAGATACTTACTTGTATTTTGGTTAAAATGTATGGAAGAATAGGGTAGAATTTAGAAATGAATATAATAGACAGCTCAGGAAAAGGTTTAGCAGCCCTAGGACGCAACGAAGATCGCTTTATGGCACACGTTGCACCAGGAGAAATGGTAGTCCCTCCAGTCATATCAGACAGCACAAAAGCACTCATAAGAAAAGAGATGGCCGCTTCCGGCTTAGATCCAAGTCAGTATGAAGTGGGCGAAGGTATGTCTATCAATCCTATTACAGGACAAGCAGAATTTGGTTTTCTTAAAAAGGTGGCAAAAAGCGTAAAGAAAGTAGTTAAAAAAATTGCACCTATTGCAGCCGTAATACCTGGTCCTTGGCAACCGTTTGCTGCTGTCTATCAAAAAGGTGCTGCTGCATTAAGAATTGCTAAAGGTGAAGGTGGCCTTGGAGATGTCTTTACTTTAATGGCTGGTGGCAATCAAACTCTTACAGGTAAAGGTGGTGCTTTTGATACAATTGGAAAGATTGGAGAAGGCGGAGGCGCATTTACAAAAGCTGCTGGCTCTTTTGGAGATTCTTTTAAAAATATTGGGTTTGTTACAGATGCAGCAGAAAAAAGTTCATTTAAACCTTTTGCTTACGGCCAAAATGTTGCAAAAAGCAAAGCTAGCGACCTTAAACAAGGTTTTCTTGGATTGGGTGGTGGTAATGTAGGTAATTACAATGTCAATACAGGACAAATGGATTATTTAGATGCCGCCGGTAAGGTTACTACTGATATTTCAAAAATAGTACCCCGAGGATACAATCCATTACAAGGAATGAGTCCTATGAGTAATATGCCTGTAGAAAAATTTGTAGATACATCAGGAAAAATAATTACATCAGAAGAATATAATGTGTTGCCCGCTGAAGAAAAAGTTCAATACAGATCAAAGCTTGTAAATGAAACAGGCTCTATAAGCGGCACGCCTGGTGAACAAAATGCATTTCAAGAGTTTATGGACGATCAATTAGGATTTGATCCTAGTGGTGAAAGTGGAATATATAGATTTTTGGGAGGTTCAGATTCAGGTTCTGGAAGCGGTATAGATCCTAAGATGGCTGGTCTTGCTTTGTTATACGGTAAAGTTGTTAAAAATGCAGCTAAGAAGAATGAAGGTGGTTTAACCGATATAAGACAATCAATAAGACCGGATTTAAATCCAGCACCTGTATTTAAAGGATTTGATTTGGGTGTAAGAAAACAAGCCGCTTTTGGTGGACCAATAGGATACGGTAGGCAGCAATACAATCAGGGTGGTATGGCCGTAAAAGAACTTGATATGCGTGATGGTGGCGAGTCAGCCGGTCCTGGTACAGGAACTTCAGATGACATACCGGCTATGCTTAGTGATGGTGAATTTGTAATGACGGCTGCCGCTAATAATGGTGCTGGTGGTTTTAAGTTTAATAAAACAAAAAAAGGTATAGAGTTAATAGCTTCAAGTAACCCAAATAGAAAAAATGGTGTAAATGTTATGAACAAATTAATGGATACTTTTGAAAAATACAACAGTTCTAAAGGTGTAGCATAATGGTTGATACAGTAGATCCTATACTTCAACAACAACTTGCTTCTGAAACTACAACAGATCCGCTTATACGGGCGTTGTATTTTGGATCTGAAGATACTCCTGGTTTTTACAACCAATTACAGCAAGCAGGTGCTAACTTAATAGGTAGCGATGTACCTTTACAAGGAAATGCTGCACTAGACCCATTAGAATTACAAGCAAGACAAAGAGCACAAGCAGGTCTTGGTCAATTTCAACCATTCTTTGATCAACAACAAGGTTTAGTTAACGAAGCAATAGGACAATCTAGAAGAGCAGAACAATTACAAGATCCTTATTTTTCTAGAGCAGAAGATCAATACGGTTTAGGTTTGGGTAGTGCTCTTTCTGGTATTGATCAATCAAGAGGTGTATTAACAGGAGCAGTAGACAGGTTTGGCAACAGACTTTCTGATGTAGAAGCTAGAAGTGAAACGGCTGCTGGAAGATTTGGCCAAGATCTCTTTGGTATTGAAAGAGGAGCGTCTGGTGATGTTGATGCTTATGGAAACCGTCTTTTAGAATCAGAAAATCTTTTAAGAGGCACTACAGATTCTTACAACCCTTTGATGGCAAATCAATTCTACAATCCTTATGAAGATCAAGTGGTTCAACAAACAATTGATGACGTAATGAAAGCTGGCGATCAACAAGATATAGCAGCAAGAGCTCAAGCTATTTCTGCTGGTGGGGAATCGGCTTTTGGATCCAGGGCAAGACTTGGTGCTGACGAAAGAAGAGAAGCTCTAGGCAGAGGTTTAGGTGACGCACTTAGCGGAATTAGATCCAGAGGCTTCTCAGAGGCTCAACAGGCAGGTATGGGTGAGTTTGCTAGGCAGAACCAAGCACAAAGAGCTGCGGCTTCAGGATTAGGTGGATTTGCTGGCTCAAGACTTGGAGCCGATCAAGGATTATCTAATAGATTTACTTCAGGCGCTCAATCAAGATTAGCAGCAGATCAAGGAGTAATTGATTTATTAGGTAGAACTGGACAGCAACAACTTGCAGCTCAACAAGGCTTGTCTGGAAATTTACAACAGTATGGTCAAAGCGAAGCTGGTGCAAGAGCTGGAATGGCCAGCGGTTTATTAGGCATAGGCGGACAAAGAGGTGCTGGTGCTTCACAATTAGGATCTCAATTAGCAGGATATGGCTCTCAAATGGCTGGTATTGGACAAAATCTTGAAGGTTTAAATAGAGGTCAAAGATCTGAACTTATAGGTTATGGGGCTACCGGAAGAGGCATACAAGACACAGGCTTCGGAAGGCAGTTTGCTCAACAACAGGCACAACAAATGAGGCCGTTGCAAACTATGCAGGGTATTGGTTCTATGCTGCCTGGGTACAATCAAGCAAGCAGTCGAATTGATTCTACATACGGTTTGGCTCCCGATCCAAGTGCTCAAGGTCTTGGAGCTGCTTTCTCTGCTTACTCATCATTA